ATAAGTAAAGTATGGAGAGGAGATTTAGCAGGACAAAATTGGGTGTATTTAGGAACGGGTAGTGTTTATGCAAACTAACATAAGAATAACCTAAACATAAAATGTTTTTGTATTAAATTAATATTTATTAGAAATGTCAACATTCAACATACAGGTAACTCCTCAAAATAATACTTTGTTGGTAATAGACAATGATCAAAATCAAGTTGTTGTTACCAACCCTATTACTTCTGTTGTTGAGGTTAATACTCTAGGCCCTCCAGGCCCTCCAGGTCCTCCTGGAGCTTCCTTTCCATATACAGGATCTGCTGCTATATCTGGTTCTTTAGTAGTCACAGGATCAATAACTGCGACACAAGGATTTACAGGCTCATTATTAGGAACAGCATCTTATGCTTTAAATGCAGTAAATTCAGAAGGTGGTGGTGTTTTTCAATACTCAACAGTTGATGACCAGTTAAATGATTGGGCGGGTAACATAATTAACGGAGTATACGGAACTGTAAATGTAACAGGAAACTTACTTAATTCAGCAAGTTACTCAGGTAGCTTCCAACTATTTGAAATCATTGGAACCTCCCGATTATTATCAGTATTAGATCAAACAGGTACTAATATAACCTCAAGTCTTAATATAAATGATGGTACAGAACTATATACAGGAACTTACTTTTCAGCACCATCAGGTTCATATTTTACAGGATTAACATTTAATTTATATAATCCTAACCAGGAAATAAAATTATATTACACATCTTCCCAACCTCAATATCAACAAAATACATTTTTTACAACATCATCTTTAAGATTAGAAAAAAATTTAGTAGTCATTGAAGGAATAACAGGATCTTTATTTGGAACATCTTCTTATGCTTTAACTGCTAGTTATGCTTTAATTGCTGGTAATGCACAAGAAGGTAATATATTCCAATATTCAACTATTGATGACCAATTAAATGATTGGGCTGGGGATATAATTAATGGAATATATGGTACTATCAATATAACTGGGAGTCTACTTAACTCAGTGAGTTATTCAAATAATTTTCAACTATTTGAAATTGTTGAAACTTCAAGGTTTTTAGAGATACTAGACCAAACTGGTACTAACATTACATCAAGTCTTAATATAAATGATAGCACTGAATTATACTCGGGCACTTATTTTTCTGCTCCTTCAGGATCATATTTTACAGGATTAACATTCAATGTATACAACCCTAATCAAGAGGTAAAGTTATATTATACTTCCTCACAACCTCAATACCAACAAAATAGTTATTTTATAACTTCGTCTTTAAGGTTAGAAAAAAACCTAGTAGTTGTTGAAGGTATAACAGGATCTTTATTTGGAACATCTTCTTATGCTTTAACAGCATCATACGCAATGAATGGTGGAGGTGGAGGTGGAAATATAGACACCGGATCATTTGTAACTACATCTTCATTTAATGCTTTTACAAGTTCAATAAATGCTGCTACTAGTTCATTTGTAAGAAACAACCAAACAAGTTCATTTGTAACAAATTCACAAACAAGCTCATTTACTCCAACTAGTTCATTTAATGCTTTTACAAGTTCAATAAATGCTTTTACTGCATCTTACAATACTGGGTCTTTTACTGGGTCATTTACAGGGAGTTTAGTAGGAACAAGTTCATTTGCTGTATCTGCTTCTAGAGCAATAAGTGCTTCATTTGCAATAACTGCTTCTACTTCTATTACAGAATCAAGAACAATCACATTTAATTTAGGAAGTATTCCAACCCCAATAACAACAGGAAGTAAAACCAATAATATATTCTACTCATCATATTCAGGGTCTATAAAAGGATTTATTCTAACATCAAATACAGGATCTACAACAACCTTAAATATTTGGAAAAGAAATAATACTTTACCTACATCATCAGATACTATCATAACAGCAAATAAACCACAATTAATAAATAACCAATTTACTAGTTCATATGATGTATCAGGATGGATAACTACATTTAGTCCTAATGATATATTTTTAATAAATGTTGAAGCAAATACAAGTGCTTCAAATTTAAGTTTACAATTAATAACAGAAATATACAAATAATGGCAACCGTTGTAAAATCAGTAATATATGCTTGGCCTACAGTAACTAGTAGTGTTACATTAGCAAATACAGCTAGTGGAGTATACACAACAGCATCTTTTGGATCTAAAACTCTATTTTTTCCAGAAACATCATCACGTATATTTAACTCTGTTTATGCGGAAGTTGGATTTCATGATGATGTAGTGACAACAGCAGATGGAGGTTTAAATTCACTTATACTTAATTTAAATATAAGCGGATCAACTAATTCTTCCTCTATTTTATGGACACCAGCGATACCGTTATCTGGAGAAAATATGTCTTTTGTAGGAGGTCCATTTGATTTTACAAGTTTCTTTAATAATTTAATACCTCCCACTTCAGCATCTATAAATTTAGAAGCCTCAGTGTATTATAGACCACAAACAGGAACAGCGTCCTTGATGCAAAATATCAGTTTTAAACTATATTCTACATATACACATAATGATGTAGATACAACCTATTTAAAGACAGTTATAATTCCTTTAGAATCTCCTACAGCAAGCCTATCACAAACTTCTCCAGGTATTATAGGTAATCAACAAATCCCTAGATTAATAACATCCCAATCATTCTCTGGATTTCTACCAGAATCAAATGTAAATATTAGAGACTATTTTATAGAAATAGAAGGAAATGAATGTTCAAATGGTACTGGAGATATAGCATTAACCGGGTCTATTACTTCTTCATATTCTAATTTAAGTTTTCAATTCACCCCTCTTGAAAAAGCACTTCAATCAGATACATATGATAGATTAATTTGGAGTATACCAACCTCTAGTTTACCTAATATATCACAATCTCATAATTTTGGATTAAGAAGCAACATAGCCAGTGTGTTTAATCATGTGTCTATAAATTTGTATGTGACTTATGAATATGATAAAACAACTACAACAACATTAAATAACACTGTAATACTTCCATGGACTTTAACAACACCACTTTCACCTAACGGATTGGATTTTACATCAAACAGTAGTGTTGTATCTACTGTATTACCTATTTTTGAACCAAACCCACAGTTAAAACAAAGTGCTTTAAGGATAAATTGGAATGCTAACAACTTACTAACTACAGTTTATATGAGTGTAAACTCACAATCAACTGTTACTTCTTATACAGACCGTGCATCAGGTCTTGGGGGTATGGTTAACGTACAGCATAGATTTGATTCTGATGCAACAAACCCAAATGCAAATACAGCAAATGTTATTTTAAGTAGAGGTTTGAATTACTTGACATCTTCATTCTTTGCAAATAGTGGTGTAGTATATGCTACTAATATCAATGGTTACTATATTATAAATTACACATCTGATGTCCATCCAACTAAAGGAGTAGATGGATGTATTAGAAATTATTACTTCTCAAATGAACTTATAAGTAGTAGAACAGCAATAACAACCCCAACATATACTTCAAGCTCTTTTTACTATAACTTACCCAATTCAGAAAGTTTATATGTTATAGATAATAGTTATAGAATTACTACTTTTGACGCTAACGCTCAAATTAGATATGATGCTGGATTAGAATATACAGGTTCTGAATCAGGTAATATATTAGGTGTATATCCTTCTTTAAATTTATATAGGAACAATAGTTTCACAGATGCTGAATTAGGAACCACAATAGCTACAATTACTGGAAATCCATATGTTAAAAAGTACTTAAACCAACCTTACAAAAAAGAAATATACAATCCATTTACTGACCATACTTATAGGTTTTATTGGGAATCACCAGGAGGTACTTCTTATAGTACCAGGTACGGAACCCAAAATATCTTAGTAGCGAACAGCTATACATCACCAATTAGTGGTAGAATTTTTAACTACACAGGGTCAGGTCAAGGAATAAACATTGATATTTTTAATCAAACAACAGATGAATTAATACTACAAGTAACATCAAGTATAGGAGGAACATTTTCAGGAACAATATTTGATGATGGATCTCCAGTATTTGCGTCTATCACAACCGGAGATACTTATGGACGATCAAAAACATTGAATGTTTCAAGTTCTTTAGACGTTTATTTAATTCCTTTTGAATACGGTTATTCAAATATATAATATTTATAATAAAATGGAAAATACAAAATTAACAGAACAAGAAGTACAATCACTTCGAGAGTTTCAACAACAAAGACAAACAGTTGCTTTTGAATTAGGTAATTTAGAACTTACTCAAATTGATCTAGACAATCGTAGAGAAGAACTTGAAACTTACTATTTAGAGTTAAAAACTAAAGAACAACAATTAGGAACAGAACTTTCTGATAAGTATGGTAATGGTTCTATTAATCTTGAAAAAGGTGAATTTATTCCATCATCATTATCTTAATTAAATTTTAACCTAAAAATTAAAGGACCTATTTATTGGGTCCTTTTCTTATTTTAAATATTTATAATCAAATACTGCATTTATGGCTAACATCCCAATATACCCTGGTTCATCATCATTCTTTCCTGGAAATACACCTTTTGGATTTTATGACAATGACTATCAATTTCAAACAGACGCTGATAAAGTGACTAGATTTTGCGCTTTACGTTTAGGTTATCCTATTGAAAATGTAGAATTACAAGATTTAAATTTTTATGCTGCTTTTGAAGAAGCAGTTACAGTATATGGTAATGAAGTTTATGCTTATCAATCAAGAGATAATTATTTATCTTTAGAAGGTGCTACAACAGCCTCTGTATTAAACAATGCTTTAATTACTCCTTCTATGGCTAATATTGTTAGATTATCTCAACAATATGCTGAAGAAGCAGGTACTGGTGGTAATGTAGATTGGTATAGTGGGTCTGTTATCTTAACGTCTAGTATACAAGACTATGACTTATCAGCGTGGGCTGTATCTCAAAGTATTACTGGTGGTATAGAAATTAAAAGAGTGTTCTATGAGGGTACTCCTGCTATTAACCAACTGTATAGTCCTTGGGCGGGTTTAGGTCCTGGTACTACAGCCGCTGTTGGTTTAATGGGTTTAGCTGGTTATGGACCATCAACAAATTTTGTTTTAATGCCTTTAAGTTATGATATAGCTAATATTCAGGCTCTTGAAATGAGTAATCAAGTTAGATATTCCAATTATACTTTCCAATTAATAAATAATAAATTAAGAATATTTCCAATACCTGGAGAGGATGATAAAGGAACACACCTGTGGTTTAATTATATTAAAGTAGATGATAGATATAATTCTGCTATTACTAATGCTCCTAATAAAATAACTAATATAAGTAATGTTCCTTACAATTATCCAACTTACACCCAAATAAATCCTGTAGGCAGAAGTTGGATTTTTGAATTTACTTTAGCATTATGTAAAGAAATGTTAGGTTATATTAGAGGAAAATACTCAACTATACCAATTCCAGGAGCTGAAGTAACTTTAAATCAAGGAGATTTAATAACCGCCGCTACCACTGAAAAAGAAGCATTACTCACTAGATTAAGAGAATACTTTGATACAACATCAAAACAATCTTTATTAGAAAGAAGAGCAGCTGAAACTACTGCCCGTCAAACTGAATTATTACAAGTTCCAATGACAATTTATATAGGATAAGATGGCTCTTTTTGGACAATCACGAGATATTTCAATGTTTAGACACATTAACAGAGAGTTAATGCAAAACATTATTTCTCAACAAGTAGTGTTTTATAAAGTTAATGTTCAAGAAACCATAACAAATATGTATGGTGAAGCCTCATCTGGTAGATCATTTAATGAACCTGTTTTATTATATGCTTTAGTAGAAGTTGGTGATCAAACTGCACCAATACAAGATGATTTAGTAGGATTTAATTGGCCTATGACTTTTAAATTTTTAAGAGATGATTTAGTTGATGCTAATGTTGTTCCTGAAATTGGAGATTATATAATGTGGCAAGAAGCATATTGGGAAATAGATAATGAAAATATAGTACAATTCTTTACAGGTAAAGACCCAGATTATCCTTATAATGATGGAAATGGAAATAATCCATTAGAAACTGATTTATCTGAATTTGGTTATAATTTATCAGTTGTTTGTACTGCCCATTATGTTCCAAGTGATAGAGTTGGAATAGATAAAATGAGATTATAATGGCTAAAGAAAGAAAACCAATACCAAAAACCCAAAAAGAGATAGCTAATTCTTTAGTTACTCCTTCTGATATACAACAAGGTAACCCTAACTTATCACAAAACAATCCAAAAAATAGAGCTTTACAGCAATCTTGGAGGGGAGATAATGTTAAACCTTATACTGTAGGTATTCAAGATATTGATGAGGCTGTTTTTTATTATTTTGAAAATGTAATTAGACCTACAGTAATACAAAATGAAGAATCTATACCTGTTCCTGTATTATATGGTTCTCCTGAAAAATGGAAATCATATCAACGAGATGGTTTTTTAAGAGATTCAAAAGGATCATTAATGGCTCCTTTAATTATTTTTAAAAGAAATTCAATAGAAAAAAACAGATCATTAGCTAATAAATTAGATGCTAATAATCCTAATAATTATGGTGTATTTCAAAAATCATATGATTATAGAAATGCCTATGATTCTTTTAATATATTAAATAATAGAAAACCAGAAAAACAATATTATGCTGTAGTTGCCCCTGATTATGTGACTGTAACTTACTCATTTGTTGTTTTTACTTATTATGTAGAACAATTAAATAAAATAGTTGAGGCAATTAATTATGCTTCTGATGCTTATTGGGGTAATCCTGAACGTTTTAAATTTCAAGCTAGAATTAATTCATTTGGTTTTCAAACAGAATTAAATGAAACAGCAGAAAGAGCAGTTAGAAGTACTTTTGATGTAACTTTAAATGGATATATTATTCCTGATGTTGTACAAAAAGATACTACAGCTATTAATAAGTTTAATAATAAAACTAAAACAACTATTTTCTTAGAAACAACTGATAATATAGATTAATGGCATTATTAAGCAAACCAGGTTTAATACCTTTAAAAATTGAAAATAATGGGGTGTTAATTACATCTCAAATTAATAAAATTAATTTTGTAGGGGGAGTATCTGGTTCAATAGGTAATTTTAATGATATAACAATACAGATAGGAGTAATTCCTACTGCTTCTTTTGCTATTTCTTCTTCTTATGCTTCTTTTTCAACATCTGCTTCTTATGCTTCAGCTTCTACCTCAGCATCTTATGCTTCAGCTTCTACCTCAGCATCTTATGCTTCAGCTTCTACCTCAGCATCTTATGCTTCAGCTTCTACCTCAGCATCTTATGCTTTAACAGCTTCTTATGTAGCTAATGCTTCATCATTTCCATTCACAGGTTCAGCTTTAATAACAGGTTCATTAGGTATAACAGGATCTCTATCTCAATCAGGTTCTGCTAATGTATTTTTACAAGGATTAATAAACCAAACCACAGCAACATCCCATGTTGTAACATTTAATAATGCTACTGGACAACTGTTTATAACTGCATCATCTGCTTTTGGTGGTGGAGGTGGTGGAGGTGCTCCTGGTGGTGCTACAAACACTATACAATTTAATGATGCTGGAGTTTTTAATGGTAGTAATAATTTTACTTT